ACTATATAATATAACACTATGGACAAATTGATTTGACCGTGGTATACTTACTATGTACTGACAACAAGTTATGGCTAAAGGATTTACAGTAAAAGCAAACGCTCCCAAGACTAAGAAGGTTGAGGATGATTTTAATCTTGAGGAAGCGAAGGCATTAGCAAAAGGAAAAGCGATCGTCTTCTGTCTGCCTGGCAGAGGCGTGTCATATATCTTCCTCAAGAACTTTGTTCAACTTTGTTTTGACCTCGTTCAGAATGGATCTTCAATTCAGATCAGTCAAGACTACTCATCTATGGTTAACTTTGCACGTTGCAAGTGCCTAGGTGCGAACGTATTGCGTGGACCTGACCAAGTTCCTTGGGATGGTAAACTCAAGTACGACTGGCAACTCTGGATTGACTCTGATATCGTCTTTGATACAGAGAAGTTCTACCGTTTGGTTTGGATGCAGAAAGATATTGCTGGCGGTTGGTATTGCACAGAGGATGGAAAGACCACTTCAGTGGCACATTGGTTGGAAGAAGAGGACTTTGCCAAGAATGGTGGGGTTATGAATCACGAAACCATTGAATCTATCTCTCGTAGACGCAAGCCTTTCACAGTTGACTACACTGGATTCGGTTGGTTGCTCATCAAGAACGGTGTATTTGAACATAAGGAGATGAAGTATCCTTGGTTTGCACCTAAAATGCAAGTCTTTGACTCAGGTGAAGTCCAAGATATGTGTGGAGAGGACGTTTCATTCTGCTTAGATGCAAAAGAAGCGGGTATGGAGATCTGGATTGATCCTAAAATTCGCGTTGGACACGAGAAAACAAGGATTATCTAATGGAAACCAAGTACAAAGTAGTCGAATTGGGTACTTCTGGGTGGTGTGTAAACGATCCGAAGCAAGATGTAGGTCTTACTAAGGATCAAGCACAACAAAGACTGGAGTTTTACCTTGAAGAGGGTATCTCTCCAGACCGATTACGGGCTCAAATTGATAAATAAAAGAAAAAAAGGTAAGTAGTTATGGATTCAGATCCTACAAAGTCACCATTGAATGTAGAAAGCGCTGGTTTAAAGAGTGGCAGTGTCAAAGGTCAGTACGATGTGAGTGCTCAAGCTCGCAAAAAGGCTGCCGCAAACACCAATTCTAATCAGTCTCCACTAGCTGCTGGCTAAGATTCACTCAAAATTCTTTTACAGACCCTCAAAAAGGGTCTTTTTTTGTGTCTAAATACATAATGATAATAATTTTGTCCATGATGAAGTTAAAAAACACTCAATTTACAGTTCCCGATGATGGTTTCATCGAAAAACCAGAGGAATCGGACGATATGTTGCGTGAAGTTGTTGGCGATGACGCTAATGATAAGAAAAGAAAACAAAATCTGAGTGAATAATGTCAAAAATCGATAGATCGTTAGTCCAGAAAAGGTATTTTCGGGATATTAGTCTTAGTTTCGCAAAGCATCCTGTCACAGATGACATTGGAGCCTTGGGAAATGAGGATGCAATCAAGCGATCTGTTGAAAATCTGGTAAGAACACAGCTTGGAGAGAGGTTTTTCGCTCCACGTCTAGGAAGTGACATCACAAATTCTCTATTTGAGATACCTGATGAGGCAATGGCCTACAGTTTAGAGGATGACATATACCTTTTACTGGAAAACTTTGAACCTAGAATCGCAGAAGTGAGTATTAAAATATCTTTTCCTTACGATACTAATGATTTGAATGTAACTATAGCATATGACATCGTTGGATTAACCCTTCCAAGACAAAATGTAGACTTTATCCTCCAATCAACTAGAATATAATGTCTTTCAATCAATTTACAAACCTAGACTTCGCTGATCTTCGAGCTCAAATCAAAGATTATCTTCGAGCGAACAGTGATTTTTCAGATTTTGACTTTGAAGGATCTAACTTTTCGATTCTAATTGATCTTTTAGCGTACAATAGTTACATTACTGCCTATAATACCAACATGGCAGTCAATGAGTGCTTCCTTGACAGTGCAACTTTAAGAGAAAACGTTGTTTCACTTGCTAGAAACATTGGATATGTACCCAGATCGACTAGATCTGCTAGGGCAGTCATTAATTTCTCAGTAAACATGGGTGATAATGAAACTAGAATCGTTTCTTTGAAGGCTGGACAGGTTGCTTTAGGTGCTCAACAGGGCGGATCTTACATTTTTTCAATTCCAGACGACTTTGTTGCAACAACAGACGAAACTAATGTCGCTAGATTCAACAATTTAAACATTTACGAAGGAATTTACCTTCAAAAAACTTTTAAGATTGATTATTCTCAACCAAATCAACGTTTTATTCTTCCAAACGCACAAATTGACTCAACTTCTATTCGTGTTATCGTCGAATCTACGACAAAAGAGATTTATACACTGTATGATAACATTTTAAGAGTTGATGCTACGTCAAAACTCTTCTTAATTCAAGAAATTGAAGATGAACAATATGAAATTCTCTTTGGAGACGGTATTTTAGGTAAAAAACCTCCTGCTGGAGCTACAGTTACCGTAAATTACATTGTGTCAAATGGAAGACTTGGAAATGAGGCTAGAAAATTCTCATTTGTCGGAGTTTTGGAGGATGATCAGGGTCAATCAGTCACATCAGGCATCTCAGTTGTCAGAACTTCACAGGCAGCAGCTGATGGAGACAATATTGAAGACATTAGTTCTATCAAATACCTAGCACCTCGTATATACTCCTCACAATACCGTGCAGTAACGGCAAATGACTACACAGGTATAATTCCATTCGTGTATCCTAACGTTGAATCTGTGACCTCCTACGGTGGAGAGGAACTCGAACCACCTGAGTATGGAAAAGTGTTTATTTCCATCAAACCGAAGAACGGTTCTTTCCTTTCACAAATTACAAAGGACGATATTTCCAGACAACTCAAACAATATTCGATTGCTGGTATCAAACCAGAAATTATCGACCTCAAATATCTTTATGTTGAAGTTGATACTTCTGTTTACTTTAACAGTAACGCAATTTCAGATTCCGCTGAACTGGTGACATCTGTAACCAAGGCTTTGTCATCATATTCACAATCATCTGACATTAATGCTTTCGGGGGAAGATTTAAGTATTCTAAAATCGTCAGTTTGATTGATGACTCTGCAAGAGGTGTTACTTCTAACATTACAAAGGTAAAAATGAGAAGGGACATCACTCCTGAGATCAATACCTTTGCAACTTATGAACTTTGTTACGGAAATGCGTTCTTCAAACAACGTAATGGTTATGGAATACGTTCTACAGGATTTAACGTAAGTAATATCTCTGGAACCGTTTACATGGGCGACATTCCTACTGCTGGAACTGATGTAGGTAAGATCATTTTCTTTAAACTTGAAAACAACCTACCTTTAGTCGTTAAAAATGATGCTGGTACAATCGATTACGTCCACGGAGAGATTAATCTTGATGTGGTAAATATAACAGGTACTTCTTTAGCGAATGGTCAGATACAAGTTGAGGCAATTCCTCAATCTAATGATGTTATCGCTCTTAAAGATCTTTATCTACAATTAGACGTTACCAATAGTTCTGTTAATGCACTTCCTGACGTTGTATCCTCTGGTGAGAATACATCTGCTACTGCATACGTCACAACATCTAGTTACGCTAGCGAATCAATCTACACAAGATAAATGACAGATATTAAAAGAGTAAAGATATCTCATTTAGTTGAGTCTCAGATTCCTGAGTTCATTAACGAAGAGTCTGCAATGTTCCAGGCCTTCCTAGATCAGTATTATCAATCTCAGGAACATCAATCAGGTATCGTTGACTTGGCAAACAACCTTGCTGAGTACAGACAGATTAGTGCCTTCAATAATGAGACTTTAATACCAGCTACAGCTCTTGCTGACTCTTGTTTTGCTGGTGATAGCGTAATTCAAGTTGCTTCAACAGTTGGTTGGCCAGACACATATGGTTTGTTGAAGATTGAGAACGAAATTATAACTTACAAGTCCAAAACTGCCACATCCTTTGTTGATTGTGCTAGAGGATTCAGTGGTATCGATCAAATATCAAAAGATGACGATGCCGAGTTTCTACAGTTCAGTGAAACAGTTGCAACTGCACATCCAGCTGGATCGGCAGTCTTAAATTTAAGTAATCTATTCTTACAGACATTCTTTTCAAAATTCAAGACTGAATTCTTGCCTGGATTTGAAAATAGAAGTTTTATTAGTGGAACATCTGTCACTAATATTCTTACTAGGGCAAAAGACTTCTACATGTCGAAGGGAACTGACGCTTCATACCAGATTCTCTTTAAACTTCTATACGGTGAGGATATTGAACTCCTCAAACCGATTGACAGAACTATAACTCCGTCTGCAAACGTATATTTCAAAACCAAACACGTTTTAGTTGAAAACCTCTTTGGTGGACAACCATTAGAATCTATTGGTAACTTCTTATTCCAAGATGTTGCTGGAATTGGTACTGTAAGTGCTTCAATCTACAATGTAGAGTACAGACCAATCAATCAAGTTGACTTTTTTGAGTTATCATTGGATGCTACATCATTTGATGGCAATTTCCAAGTGCCTGGTAAGACAAAAACACTTGAGGTCATCGGTGCTGCGTCAAGTACGATTGTAGTTGACTCTACAGTTGGGTTTGGACAGTCTGGAACCCTTCTTGTAAGACCTACAAAGGGTGCTAACTTCCTAAACGTCAGTTATAACGATAAAACTATTAATCAGTTCCTAGGCGTTTCTGGGATCTCTACAGACTTGATATTTGGTGCAGATATTCTTGAAAATAAACTTGCATATGCTTATGCTGGTTTTGGTCAAACATCTATAATGCAATTTAGACTTGTGAACGTCATTGATGATGCAGATGCAAGTCAATCCACCAATATGCAAATTGGTGACAGTCTTAAATTGCTTTCATTCGGTAAAGACTTAGGACAACAACCTCAATTCAATAACTGGATCTATAATATCCCTTCCAGTCATAATATTTCTAAAGTTAGTCAGGTAAACGTCAACACTTTCAGAATTAACATCTTCGATTCTGTTGTTTTCTACATTGATGAAGTTTTAGTCATCAAAAATCAAAATGGAGACTCTGCTCGTATTACAGTTAAAGATATTGAGTATGATGCAACCAATACTTCCAAGATTTATGCAAATACTATTGTTGTTCAGACTGCCACAACAATTCCATCTAATCCAACTGTAATTACAAAAACAGTTACTAAAGCATCTCACAACTCAGACTATTTCCCAGGCGTAGACGACTTCCCTGTTGGTATTCAGAATAGTTACTTAGACAAGAATGACGAATTCTTCTATATCACTTCTTCTGGTCTACCTAACTATCCAATCTTTGCAACTGACAACAAGGTCTTTACAAAAAGTTCCCCAGTGGAGGTTGTAGACGGTTTTGGGACACCTTTACTCGGTGGTGGGTTTACTTATACCCTACAATCTTACGACCCCTCATTCACCGTAGGAGCGAACACTAATCAACTCCTAAATCACAACTATGTGACTGGTGATAAGATCTATTGGAACAATACAACCAATAGTGGTATCAGCACTGGTATCTACTTTGTAACTGCTATCAACCAAACTGACTTCTACTTGTCATATAGTGGTTCTGATGTATTTGCTAAGAAATATATCGCTGTCAAGACTGATACTTCTGGACAGTTCATCTACAAGTCAGGATGGGAGAACAAAACTCTTAAAAATCAAAAGATTCTTAGAAAGTATCCTAATTACAAGCAACAGACTTTATTCGACGATAAGAATCAAAGACAAATCAACAACAGACCTGTAGGATTGTTAGCAAACGGTGTTGAACTGTTTCCTCCTACTGTTTTTGATGAACAGATCTTCCACGGTGACATCACAGAGATTAAAGTTACTAATTCTGGTAAAGATTATGATGTTATCACAGGACCTCCACTCGTCATCAACGATCAACAGGGAACTGGTGCTGTTGCTCATGCTAATGTGTCTGGATCTTTCAGAGAAGTTAAACTGGTTACTCCTGGCATCGGATATCAGGAAAAACCCAAGATTACTGTTACTGGTGGTAACGGAACTGGTGCCGTCCTTGAGTCTAACTTAGTCAGAGGTCGTATCGTAGCTAACTTTAAGGCTGACGGTACATCTGTTGATACATTTGATGAAAGTATCACTTTCCAAATAAGACATAACTTTGAATCTGGAGAAGGTATTGTATATGACTCTAGAGGTAACACTCCTATCGTTAATATTGTTGATGGATCAACATATTACGCTGGTGTCATCAATGAGAAGACAATCAAGTTACATAAGACACCCGAAGATGCAAAAGCAGGCATCAATACTGTAAATATCGGAAATATCAGTTTTGGTTTCCACAGTCTAACAACTGTGCAAGCGAAAAACACAATTACTAGGATCTACGTCAAAAATTCTGGGTCTGGTTACTCAAACAAGAAAGTTATCATTCAAGGTAGACCAACTAACGGTGATGTGCAGTCAGGTATCAGCACATCAGACGATTACGTTCTTGCATTTAATCATAACTTCAATAATGGTGAGATTATTGAGTATTCTACAGAGGGAACCATTGCAAGTGGTCTTTCTACAACTACACAGTATGCAGTTAAAGTAATTGACAATAATAGATTCAGATTATGTGATGTTGGAGTTGTTACACAAAGAAATCTTACCAATTACAACAAAAACAAGCCAACTGTCATTCGTGGATTCGGTTCTGGTAGACATACCTTCAGATATCCTCCGATTGTTGTTAATGTTGAAAGTTTATCTGCTATTGGTAGTACAACTGTTATTCAACCTGAGTTTTCACCTCTGGTTCTTGGTGAAGTCGAAAGTGTTTACCTAGAAGAGGGTGGTATTGGTTATGGTTGCACTAACATCATGGATTTCCACAGAAGACCTGATGTTGGTATCTCTACTGTTGTATTCAACGCTCTACTCAAACCAATTATCATTGATGGTTCAATCGTTGACGTTCAGATTCTTGCTTCTGGTAAAGGATACCGTGAAGACTCCGATATTAACATCTTTAGTCCTACTGGTGACTTTGCAGACATCAGACCAGTCATCACTGGTGATAAGATTACTGGTGTACGAGTTCTTGACGGCGGTATTGGTTATGATTCAGCAACAACAACTCTGGATCTTCAAAACAGAGGTAAATCTGCAAAGTTCATTGCAAATGTTCGCGAATGGAAGATTAACCAAGTTCAGAAGAACGATGCCATCATTAGTGATGAAGATTCACTACTTACTAAACCAAGTACAAACCCTGCCTTCCAATTACAGACAATAGGCATCTATCCACCACAAAAACTTAGATTCCAACTCGGAGACAATATTGATTCTGGTAATCTGGAGACTCCCAATGCTTTTCACTCACCTATACTCGGTTTTGCTTACGATGGTAATCCAATTTATGGTCCTTACGGATATCAAACCCCAACTGGAGGAGCCGTTAGACGATTGCAGTCTGGATATATTCTTGACACCACTCTAAGATCGGGTCTGAGACCTCCTGGCTTTGCCTTTGGGTATTTCACCAATGATTACCTCTTTGACAACTCTGGAGACCTTGACGTGCATGGTGGGCGTTATTGTGTAACACCACAGTACCCAGATGGTACATATGCTTACTTCTACAGCGTAGATGTTGATTCTAGTGGAGTTGCCAAACCAAAATTCCCATATCTACTTGGTGGATCATTTAAAGACAGTCCAATCGAAGAAAACTTCACAACTTTCTTCAATCAGGATATTGATATCACTGAAAGAGAACTTACAAGAAACGTAGCACCATATTATCTCTCATATGGTAATTCCGACTATGAATTGATTGATGATGTTAAGGATGCCTTAAAACAAGAGTTTGAAGTCACTAAAACAAAGAGTGCTGGTATTTCTTCCGTAACTATCTTCTCTAGAGGTGATGGATACAAAGTTGACGACGTATTAGAACTTGATAATAGTGGAACTGATGGAACTGGAGCAAATATTGTCATTGGATCAGTTTTAGGTAAGGCTGTTGATTCTGTACAGATTGGAGTTACTACTTTCCGTGAAACTGAGTTAGTTAAGACCAAAGAAACGATTACTGGGGTAACAACCGTGCCTCATGGTATTGCAAGTGGTGAAAGTGTAATTCTAAGTGGTATTAGCACTGCTGACTTTACTGAGTTCAATGGTATTCGCAAAGTTAGCGTTATTACAAGAACATCTGGTCTTTCTCAGTTCTTAGACAACGTAACTAACACTGGTGTTAGCACTGCGATCTTCGTTACTGATGTAAGAGGGTTTGAACCTGGCGATACGATTGGTATTGGTACAGAGATCATGACAGTCACTAATATTGACACAAGGTTCTCTAGATTGTTCATCAACAGAGAAAACTATGTTGGTGCTGCAATGACTCATGCAGTTGGTACTAATAACATTGTTTTAAAACCAACTAAGTTCTCTTTCCCTGTTGGAAACTCAACTGTCACTAGATTTACCTTCGAGAACAATACTACCTTCTTTAATCCACAAGAAACAGTCGGTGTTGGTTCTACAGGTACACATTACGACATTCCTCTTACTGGACTAAACACATCTGCAGCACAAACCATTGAAAACAGGTTTGTACCTCAACAGAGAATCTTTATTAAGGGACATACGTTCTTCACAGGTCAAGAGTTGACCTACAACATGGGTATTGGTGGAACATCTATTGTGTGGGCAAAAGTCTCTGCTGGTGCTACATCTGGTATCGGAACTCAGGTTTTAGAAAACGATAGTAGTGTTTATGCAATTAACTTTGAACAAGACTACATTGGATTATCTACAACTGGTATTCCTACAACAGGTGATGCAGTTTGGTTCTATAACGTTGCCTCAAATTCAGGATTTGCACATTCCTTCAGGACTAACTTCCCTAAAGTTACAACCAAGGTAGAAAGGTTCTTTGGTGAAGTTGGAGTGAGTTCTGTACACGAATTACTCACTGGCGACATTATTACACTAGATGCACTTCCACAAGCCGCTGAGACTGTTGAACTTAGGTATGATCCAGTCATTTCTAAGATTACAACTGCAAAAGTTGGATTCTCTAGATCTGACTTTACTGATGACTTGAGAAGTTTCAATATTGGGGATGATGATTTCCAAAGTGGCGATAAAGTTGTTTATTACGACAATGGTAATACTATTGGTGGATTAGTTCATAATGAGACTTACTTTGTACTTAGAGAGGACATTGATAACATCAAACTCTGCAAATACAAGTCTGATGTCTTTGAATCCAATCCTGTAGCGATTACAACTATAACAACACCATCTTCAACCAATCCAAGTTTCATTGCTAAGATTAATCCTTCATTGGAGTTCATAACTGGTAACATCATCACTTTTGATGTTTCAGACCAAAGTTTATTGGATATGAAACTTGATTTCTTCGAGGATCTCAATTTCACTCAAAGACTTGATGTTAATGGAACAAATGCCACTGGATTCAATATCTTAAGAGATGGTATCTCTGGAAACGTTGGATCTACAGTCAAAGTAAAAACAAACACTGATTGGCCTAAAAAGACCTTCTATAACTTGACTCCTGTTGTCCCTTCCGACGCTAGAAAGTTATATGGATCTTCTGATATGGATGTTACAGGTAGAAACAACATAACATTCAAAAATGTCGTTCTTAAGACTGATCATGAAATTATCAGAAAAGATGATAAGACATTTACCTTCAACTTGAAAGAAAAACCAACTGCACCTCAAAGACTCATATCTAGAGTCGGTGTAAGTACAATCACATATAGCACTGCTTCTAAGAACGCTAGAGGACCTATTGCATCTACAAAGATCAATTTCCCAGGCAAAGGATACACTGTTCTTCCTAAAGTCATTGGTTTTGCTAGTACACAGGGTAGAGATGGTATTGTTAAAGTTTCATCTCCTGAGATTGGTCAAATTGACATTATTGAAAGAATCAAAGATGGATTTGACTATCCTACTGATCCTACTCTACTTCCCTTCCTAAGTGTCCCTGCAATCGTTGATATCAGCGGTATTGCAAGGATGGATGAGATTCAAGTGGTTGATGGTGGTACAAGATACAATCAACCTCCTACACTTGCAGTTCGTGGTAATGATAAAGTAAAAATTGCTGCAACTGTAAAAGGTGGATCTGTTGATAAGGTTGATATCATTGAAAACGCTTTTGAGTTCAGTGAACCACTCAGTGTTATTACAACCAATAACTCAAATGGTTATGACATTGATGCCATAACTCATAGTGGTACAAGTGTTACAGTTGAACTTCTTTTAGACCCACAGTTCAACCTTCCCGTAACAACAGGCTTTGCATCTACAGATGTTAAGTTGCCATTTGATGTTGGTGATAAGGTATTTGTTGAGAACTGTAGAATCAAACCATCTTCACTTGCAAATGGAGAGGGCAATTTCAACTCTTCTGACTATGACTTCTCATTCTATACAGTTACAGGTGTAAACACTACAAATTCTACTGTTACATTTGATATGGGAAATGCTCCTGGCATTTCTACTGTCACCCTTGGTTCTTACGATGACGATTTCACTTTAGGATCTATTGTGAACTTCAATGATATGGCGAAGTTCAACATGACAATCATTGATGATGCTAAGTTCCTATCTGGTGAAAAAGTCACATCTACTAGATTTGAAGGATTTGTTGCAGAAGGTGGTTGGAAAGGTAATATTAGTCAACTTAGATTGAGAGACACTATTGGAACTCTTAGATCTGGCGACACATTGGTTGGTGAGGTATCTGGTTTAGTAGGTAATGTAAGAGATGTAAACAGATTTAGTGTTAGAACAACTCTTGGTGTTACTAGAGATAAGGTCACTAAGAATGACATGAACGTTGGTATCCTCAACGATTTCAGTCAGAGATTATCGGATAACTTCTACTTCCAGAAGTTCTCATACTCAATCAAGAGCAGACTTCCATATAACACATGGAAAGAGTCTGTAAGATCTATTGTTCACCCATCTGGATTCTTAGAGTTCTCAGATTTAATTGTTGAGAGTGATCCTAAAGATAACCTCGATACATCAAAGTTACCATCTAATCTGATTGGTTATGTAGATGGTAAACCATACAGCGGACCATATCATGTACATACGAGAGCTGATGGAACACAGGTGAGAATGGTTGGTGCTGCACATACAAGCACACCACACAAACTCATATATCCTTACCCTCCTACCATGAAGGTCAAGGCTGTCGATACTAAAGTTGATCTCATCTTAAACATTGATAATGAGATTTACATGGGTAAGAGATCCAACTTTGCCATGGTAACTGAGGATGATCAATTACCAAATGGTTCAGTGCAGAGAATCTTCTTCCCAGAAGGTAGACCAATTAAGAGTTTCATCATGAACAAGACTAACAAAGTCTTGAACTTAGATGATATCTCCTCTGGTTTCAATGGTTCTCATGACAGAACAGGAACATTAGTTGGTAGTAAACAGTTCTCACTCTCTGTGGGTGGTGAACCTGTATTTAAGAAGTCATATAATGCTGCAGCAACTGCCAATGTTGATCTTGCATTGAACATCATTAGTATCCAGAATCATAACTTCCAGACTGGCCAGACTGTGCTTCTCGACACTCAAGGTGGTTCTAAGATTGGTATTGCAACCACATCTCATACCACAGGAACTAAAGATATCATCATGGCTGCTAAGGCATCTGGTGTTGGTGGTAGTGCAATGTTTGAAAATGGATATAATGTTCAGATTCCAGGTCCTGTTACAGGAACCGCAGTGACAGAAAATCCTCCAGGCTCACTCTTTAGGATATATGGATTTGGAAATCCCAATGGTGGATTACCTGGCATATCAACTAGAGGTAGTGGTGCTACATTCCAAGTTAAGTTTGATTTTGATCAAACCACTGGTCAATGTATATCTACCGCAGTTACTCTAACTAATGGTGGATCTGGATACTTTGTTGGAGATGTAGTAAGTATTGCTGGAACCGATTTAGGTGGTACAAATCCTGCTAACATTCTTTCATTCCCAGTTACAAAAGTTACTGGTACAAGAACAGGTGTTCAGACATCGTATCTTAACGTTCCATCGACAAACAATGGATCTGGTTCTGGTGCAATATTCAATATCACTAGAGATGGTAACTTGGATGTTACCGACATAGGTATTGTTTCTGGTGGTACTGGTTATGCCTCCACTAACGTTATCTCCATTGCTGGTACATATATTGGTGGTGCTACACCTACAGATAACATCTTCTTAAGTCCAGTTGAACTTGGAACTGATGTGATGCCTGATGAATTGTTTATTCAGAAGGTTGATGATGTTAAGTTCAGAATCTCTGGTTTATCTACATCATTACCATTCCAATTTACAGGTCTAGGAACTGGAACTCACTTACTCAAGGTTGCTGATCCAAACAAACAGGCCTTGATTATGATTGATAATATTATTCAAACTCCTATCAAGAACAAGAAGTTAGGAGTAGAGGTCTCTGACCCAGTTGGACCAAGTGATCAGGGCATTGCAATCGGTGCTGGTATTGGTTCTCTTTCCAAAGGTGACATCATCAGAATGGATGATGAATTGATTAAAATTAATCAAATCGGAGACACAACATTTGTACAGGCAAGATCTGCATTGGCAAACAGTACAGTCGCTACCGATTTCTATTATGATACTAAGAGAGTTAACTCAACCGTGACTAGAAGTGACAGCACATTTGCTACTCACGATGATAACCCTCCATATTAACTATAAATAAAGAAAAAACGTTTTTAAGTAATGTCTAAACAAGGGATTAGTACTGGTTCGGCTCCTAATGATGGGACGGGCGATACCCTATTGGCAGGGACTATTAAGATAAATGATAACTTCAACGAGATATATGATATTTTCGGAGATGGTACAAACCTTGTAAGTTTTGTTTCCTTTGCCAGCACTGCTGGGTATTCCACAAACGCTGGTATTGCATCAACGTCTGTTCTTGCTGGTCTTGCAGCGAGTGTTACAGGTAATATTGATATCAATACAACTGGTGTTGTGACATCAAGTTATGCAGATGTTGGTAAGATTACAATTCAACAGCCTGGTGCAATCACAGATGGTCCTATTGAAGTTGGATTTGCGGCAACAATGTTCCGTATCAAAGCAGACGGAATGGTCGGCATTGGAACATCTTTACCTACATCACAATTAGAAGTTGCATCATTCTCAGCAGAAAGACCAACTATCTGGGCAGTTGCAAAAGGTAATGGACATGGATTGCGAGTATCCGATGATGCAGTATCAGATAACAAGTCTTTTGTAGTTACTAACGAAGCATATACTGGTATTGGTTCTACCGCTCCTAGATGTAGATTGGATGTTAGAGGTGATATTCAAGTCAGTGGTGCAAGTACCCTGATGGATCAGGTTAACTTCAACTCTGATATTACAGAAAAAGTTGTAGGAAACTTTAGTGATCAGTTGAACGTAAGTGCAGGCGGTACGTTCACATTCGACTTAGCACAAGGAACAGTTGTTCTTGGAGGTATAACCACATCTGTTTCTTCTTGGGCATTTACTAATGTCAATCCCGACAACAGTAAGGCAACAACAGTTACTCTAATCAATAATGCTGGAGTCGGATACACATACGGAGATTCCTGTACAGTGAATGGAGCATCTATTGCAAATGGTGTCAAATGGGTTGGTGGAAACCCACCGCCTGCAACGGCCAATGATGATATTCTAACCTTTAGTATAGTGCGTGATAGCACTGGTGTTACCAGAGTCTATTGCAGCAGTTCTATTAACATTATTTGAGGAAGACGATTAAATGTCAACAAGAGTCACGCCAGGATCAGGAGCTCTACTAAGACCGTCTTTTAACTCATTGTATGGAGTAGTCCAAGTTGAAGTTTTAGACGGTGGTACAGGATACGCTGCAACAGATCCCCCAAAGATTACCATTGAAGGAACAACCACACCTTTAACAGAGGGTGTGTTTTTTCCTATAATTAGTGGTGTCGGAACGATATCGGAAGTTATCATCTTCAATACTGGAGTAGGGTATTACCCAGTGTTCAGTACGTCTACACAATCTCAGGTTGTTGTAGAGAGGGGTGCTTTTGGTACTCTCTCCACTAGTCATACTGTTGGTACTGCATATTCTGTTTTCACTGGTGACTATAACATCATTGATGATAATATCTTCTTTACTGATGCACCATATGGTCAAGCAGGACCTATTGGATTGCAAACAAGTTCTTCTTTTGCTGGTAGATTATTCTCTAGAAAATTAGACCCATTTGATCCAGCAGATAAGAACGTAATTCTTGATGATATTGCACTAGAATTTACAGGTGTTGCAGGTACACAGTTTGACTTGTCAGAAAACCTTGGTGTAGTAACTTCTCTGTACAACAGTGTAAACACAGGTGTTGACATTAACAACAATCCGTTTATTTTGATAAACAACGTTGTTCAAACGCCTGGTCTTGACTTTGAGATTGTTAATAATGCAGATAATAAGATTAACTTCCTGAGTGGAGTTCCTAGAGCTGGAAGAATTAATAAAGTTGGATTACAGACTGGTTCAGGATATTACTTACCCCTGAAAGCTGCTGCTAGAGTTGGTGTTGGATCAACAGGTAGTCTTCAGTTTATTCAACTAGAAGGAAAGGGACAAGGATATAGAAACCCACCTAAAGTCACTGTAAGGTCTTCACAAGGTTTTGGTGCAAGTATTACTGCACATTTGGGTACATCTGCTGGATCGGCAGTTGCCATCTCTACAGCGGATTATAACCAGTTCACAGGTGTCTGTACATTTGTTACTGGTGGTACATCTCATGGATTTGTTGAGAATGATTTAGTTAGAATTACAGGTGCTGGATTTACATTTACTCCTGTCTCTGCACTGAGAAATATAAACACATTTGGGTATGATTATGTAACTGGTATCGCAACTATTGGAGTATCAGGTGGCCACTATATTGGAACTGCAACTAATAGAAGTAGAAATTTACTTGTAAAAGAAGTTCAAGTTACAGATGGCATATCTACAAGTTTATTCAGAGAAGACGCATATCCTATTGTAGAAGTAATTGACAGTCTCAATGTATTAGTAGATTGTGGTGTCAGTACGATACCACTAGCCTATGTTAGCGGAGGATTAGTGCGAGCAGGCGTTGATACCGCAATCATGGAAGGTAGAAACGTCATTGGTTTTGATGTTCTTAGTGGACACACTACAAACACGTTCAGAGCGTTCGTTGGTGTCTCTACATTCCCACATCAATATGTCGGTGGTGGTGTTGTAAACAGAGCTGAAGCTGGAATCGTTACAAACTTCACTATTGATAATGGCGGAACAGGATTCTTTGGTGCCAAGACTGTTGGATTCCTTGAAGGAACTCCTGTAAATGGTATTACAACTGTTACTGCATTTGGTAACAAGAGTGGAGACGAGAAGAATATAAATGCAGTCGATTATGACTTTGTTTCTGGTATCGCTACGATTACCGCAGCATCTGCTCATGGATTGACAACTTCCAACGTTGTTAAAATAACTGGTATCGCATTTAGCACTGGAATTGGTGATATCATATTCCCTTCAAACGCAAACAGATACTTTGGTGTTGTAGGTGTAACAAGTACACTTAATTTCCAAGTAAATATCGGTGCTGCAATGACAACCACTGGTATTCATACTGCAAATGTTGGTGCTGGTATTGGTTCATTCATACCTTACGAAGGTCATGGATTGGAGACTGATGATTTTGTGAACGTAACTGGTATTGCGGTTACATTTGCAAGTGCTCCATCTGTTCGTGTTGGTGGTGCAGAATATGATGAAACATCTGGTATTGCAACCATCTTTACAAGAGATAGACACAACCTTACAGAAGACGATTGTGTAATACTTTCTGGTATCGCATTTACTTGCGATTATGACCCTGCATTGAATGTATCAATGGCTCAGTACAGTAACGTAACAGGAGTTATGACTGTTACTACTGCCGCACCTCATGGATACAAATTAGGTAAAGATGTTATATTATCTGGTCTTGCATTTACATGTGCGTTAGACGGTGGTACTAGACAACATTACTACCCAAGAAGTAGATCCACTGCATACGATACATCTCTACCTATTACAGGTTATGCTGGCACTGCACTTGCAATAGATGTTGGTGCTGCACCTCCTAAAGATCAATACACTCACTTATTCTCAGAAGCAATCAATGGTGCTTTAGTTTACGGTGGTGACTATGATCATACCTTTATTCGTGCAATAGATGGTGCATTACTTACTGGAGGACCTTTTGCACATTCCTTCATCGGTGCAACTGCAACATCTACCTTTGCAGGCGGTGATTATGCACACACATATGTAAGTTCTGATGAAAAGACTATCAAGACTGGTGGAGACTATGCACACACCTTTGATAGTGCTGTCAGCAATGCAATCCTTGTTGAAGGTGGTGGAGCGTTTACTCCTACTAATGCTGATTACGTTCCTACTACTGGTTCACTAATTGTAACTGTTGATGGTCATGGATTAACAGGACCTAGTCAACATTCACTTACAACTGCCAATTACAACCCGATTGTCGGTATCTTAACTATCACTGTTCCTAATCATGGATTCTCAAATGGTGATCAAGTTTTAATTGCAGATAATTCTATAGGTTGGAAGTGTTCACTTGATGGATTTACTACAACCAAATATTATCCACGAACCACTGATACTTTAAGCAATACTTGGGTTCCTATCAGTAACGTCTCTACAAACACATTTGAGGTCTTTGCTGGTATTACTACTAGAGTTGATTACACTGTGTCTGGGGCGGACTACACACCCTCTACAGGTATCATGACCATGAGTATTGGAACTCATGATCTAATAGCTGGACAAACCTTTAAATTCAAACCAGAATCATTAGGATTTACTTGTGATGCTGATGGAAACAGTCTTGTAAAATACTACCCAAGATCTAAGGATCCTACTTACAACACTGCTGTTCCTATTATTAGTGTTGGTGGAACTACAGTTACAACTCAGGTAGGTATTACTACAGAAGTCAAGTACAACATTAGATTCGCTGCATATACACCGCAGACTGGTATTATGACTGTCTCTCTTGACAGACTTCATAACTTCCAAGTCGGGGAGGCAATCAAATTTAAGCCTGGATCTATCGTATTCAAATGTGAACAGGATGCTTTCCAAACAAATCATTTCTACCCAAGACCACAAGACCCTTACTATGAAAAAACTGTAACCTTAGTTGGTGCTGCTGGAACACTCTTCACTGTGAATGTAGGACCCACTACTTCATCACAGATATACGCTTTTGTTCCTAATCAGGGTGTTGCTGTAGATGCAGTTATTGCTGGTGGTGCATATCCATACAATTTGTCTGGTGTTGGTACAGATGCAATGATCACTGGTGGTGGTGACTACACTCCATACTGGTATCAAAATTCTACTACTGGTGCAATTCAAAGACCTACTCAAAAAGTTGGTGTTGTGACTGGTGGATTATCATTCAAGTGTGCTAAGGATAACTATGCAACTGTTCACGCATATCCTCGTCCTACAGACCCAATTCATAACATCAATGTTGGTATTGTTTCTGCCACAACTAATACCTTTGAGATAAGAGTTGGTGTATCTACAATCAGAGAACGTGGCATCTCCACATCAGTTTACAACCCTGCAACAGGTGAGTTGACAATGACAGTGGGTGCTGGACACTCTTACATCAATCAGTCATCTCATACAATTTCGACGGCAACGTATAGTACTAGTACTGGTGTACTAGAACCAACCATCACAAATCACGGTTTTGTTGCTGGTGAATATGTCAAGTTTGACTTAGAATCAATTTCATTCAAATGTGCTCTAGATGGATACACTGCAACTAAGGCATATCCAAGATACTCTGATCCATTCTTGAACGTATGGTTACCAATTTATAACGTTGGTGTAAATACATTCTCTGTTTATGTTGGTGTTGCAACTCAAACGGCGTTCCTTGGAGGTGGAGCTCACATATTTGAATCAGCAACTGCTGGTGGTCTTAAGAAGGCAAGAAATACTGTTGGCATCAATACAGGTTCTATTGTATTCACATGTGCCAGAGACGATCATGCTTCAGAACACGCATATCCTCGTTCTTATGATCCTATTGGTGGTAACGTCTCTGTAGGTATTGGTTCTACTTCAGCAACTACACTGACTATCAATGTTGGTGTATCTACAATCGTAAACTACGGTATTACTACTGCTGCATATACACCTACCACAGGTATTATGACGGTGACTTCTGATGCTCATGGTTTTAACGGTTCATACGACGATAAGACCATCCAGTTTGCAACCTATGATGCTGGTAGTGGTATTATGACAGTCACCACTAACCAGGCTCACGGAATGATTACTGGTAACAGAGTCAACTTTAAGAGAGACTCTGTTAGATTCAGATGTTTGATGGACAATAGAAAATCTATCAAGAGTTATCCAAGAGCAAAAGATCCATCAGATCAACAGTGGTTATCTGTAACTGGCATTGATGAAACTAACTTTAGTGTCAATGTAGGAACATCACCTCTTGTTTATCATGATCCTACAAGTGGTTCTTATGATCCATTTACAGGATTGATGACTATAGATATTGGATCACATACACTTAAAAAAGGAACTGGTGTAAAACTCAAAACAAGGGGATTCAAATTCACTTGTGCCTTAGATAATCATGCGACAAATCACTTCTACCCAAGGGCAAGCGGCATATCTGGTCCAGACCCTGCTTACAATACTTCTGTTAAGATTACTTCTACAACAGATACTACAATTACACTGGATGTAGGTAAGTCATCCAACCAAACAGAACACATCTTTGTTTCTGCTGCTACAAGTTCAGTTATTAGTGGCGGTAATTACATTCATACATTTGAAAATGCAGATATAGATTCACTGTTGATTGCAAGAGATACAGTTGGTCTTGCAACTGACTCCTACACATGGAGATGCGCTCAGGATAATTATGCAACTGATCACACATATCCTAGAACCACTGATCCTATTCACGATGTAGAGGTTGGTATTGTTTCTACAACTGCCAATACATTCACAATGAATGTTGGTATCACATCAAGAGTCAAATTCAATATAACCAATGCTACTTACGATCCTAACAGTGGATTGGTAACTATGACGACTGATACATCTCATGGTTTATCTACTACGACTGCTGTAGGTTTAGCAACGAATGGATTCGTGTACACATGTACAATGGATCAGAACTCTACTGAACATGCGTATCCTAGAACTACTGACCCTGCACACGATACATCACTGTATCCTAGTGCCGTAACTGCTAACAACGTCACTGTAAACGTTGGTGTTTCTACTAGAGTAGAGTACAACATTAACCATGCAGACTACAATGATGTGGTAGGTATTATGACTATGTTCTTACCTACTGTTCATGGCATCACAACCGCAGCTGGTGTTCCTAGAAATGTCAAGTTAAAGAATGAGTCAATATACTTTACATGTTCTAAGGACGGATATGCAACAGCACATGTATATCCTAAAGGTGGAGATCCTTACTACAATGGTTCTCTTGTTAATAGAGTTATTGACAATAATAATATTGAGATTCAAGTAGGACCTTCAACAACACCTAGTTTCTACAATGGTGGTGGTACAATTCAAGGTGTTATTCTTGCACCTAGACTTAGAAATAATTCTCCAAGTGGTGAGGACTTCGCATCAGGCGGTACATTTGTTGATAAGATTATTGACGATCATACTTACGTTGTAAATGTTGGTATCTCTACAGTAGATCACATCTATGCAAGAGGTGGTATTTCGCAACAGGGTAAGAGAGTTGCTGCTTCTAATGAGATTGGATTCTCTGGATTTGACGTTATTGAAAAAATTGATGCTGGTAAGTTTAGAGTTAATGCTGGTCTTACAACTGAAATCGCACTCTTCAAGAGAGGTGGTAGAATTGATAAACCAGTATTCCTAGACATCACAGAACCAGACGGATACTTCAACAGAGACCTAGAATACATTTCTGGATCAAGTGGAATTGGAACAAATGCAGTTGTTAACTTCCGTATCAATGTGGATGGAAACATTGGTGAATTTGATCTTATTGAAGAAGGAACAGCATACAAAGTTGATGAGGTTCTAACTGTTTCTGGTATTGCAACCAACCCTAGAGTTGGTGTTCTAACTGAATTCCAATTAACAGTTCAAGAACTTGAGAATGATACATTCTCTGGATTCTATCCAGGCCAGTTCATTCTGTTTGATGATATTTCTACATTCTTCAATGGTTCTCGTACAAAGTTCACACTGTCTGTTACAACCAGTGGTGTTACTGAGATCTTAAGTCTCAAGACTCTGCCTGGTAGTGATATGGATATCACAAATAATATCTTCATCTATATCAACGACATTCTACAGACTCCACAGTCTTCTTACACATTTAAGGGTAGTAGAGTCATCTTCTCTGAAGCACCAAAACCAAACTCTAAGTGTTCTGTATTCTACTTCAGAGGATCTAAGAGAGACGTTGAAACTGTTGACCCAGTTGCATCTGTCAAGGCTGGTGACGTTGTTCAAATCAAAGAGAACAAACTTAACCCTGCTGACATTGATCAGTTTGAGAGAACAGGTAAGAGAATCGTTGCTTCTGACGTTCTTGAAACATTCTCTTACGACAGTATCGGTATTGATACTAACACCGCTGCAGAAAGACCACTTTCTTGGGAGAAACAGAGACAAGATCAAATTCTCTCTGGTGTTCTAATCTCCAAAGCAAGACCAGGCTTGAAGAGTAAGGTTCTTCCTACAACTAGAATTATCAAGAACGTTGGGGAGTTAGATGACAGAATTTACGTCAATAATGCTTTCCCTGTATTCAATGCGGTTGACTTGTTAGTACAATCTGAGAGAAATGTTCAGATCTTTGAAGATAATGAGATCTCTCCTGGCGTTGTTACATCTATTGTTTCTACTTCATCAAGTATATCCTCTCTAAGCATAGTTGATGGGGGAACAGGATATACATTATCAAATCCAACCGTTGCAATTTCTAGTGCATTAATTGAACGTAAAGATCCTATCTCTGCTTGGGAGTTTGATGCGATTACTGGTATCACATCATCTATTGAGTTTAGAGCAATAACCAAACAGGATCCATATGTTGCTGTTGGTGCAAGTAGTTTCTACATGAACACTAAGAGTGGAACATTCTGGGAGAGAGGTAGAATTGGATTTGGTGGAACTATCACATTCAACGGTGTGGGAGTTGGTAACACTGCAACTGGTGGTGTGAACGTTATGGCTGTGGGTGAGTTTGCATCCATGGCAAGAGCAGTTGCGATTGGTAACAGTATCGGTTCATGGACTCCTATCAACCTACTAGAACAGAGACAAATACCTGCTATTGGTCAAGTTCAAACACTAGACAGTACCTACACAGGACATTTCCAAGATGTTATCTGGGAAGGAACTAGAAATACATGGGTTGCTGTTGGTGCTGCTGGATCTATCTTTACTGCTGTTGGTCTTACAACCGCAGATGCTTTCAGTCAATTCTCAGGAACATTACAAACTCTAAATGCTGTTTGTTACGGTCAGTCAGAGTACATTGCCGTTGGTAATGGTGGAGTTATTATTGCATCTAATGATGGAACAGGTTGGGGAGATAAGACAAGTAATACCGTCTTTGACTTAAATGACATCATCTATGATGGTAATAGATTTATCGTTGTGGGTGACAGTGGTACTATTGGTATTTCAACCGATAAAAACTTCTGGCAACCTTGGAGTCAACAGTTGCCTGCTGGAACAATTAGCCCTGCAACATTTGACTTTGCTAAGATTAAATTCATTAATAATTTCTACGTTGGTATCTCCACAGTTGGTGATCTTTACTACTCCTTTGACCTTGCAAACTGGAACGCGAGACCTGTTGCTCATAGTAATGAAATTCGTGACCTTGTTCAAACACCTTATGGTGATTTTGCAAGTACGAGAGTTATCGCTATTGGTTCTGGAACTACAAACTTCTATGCGGATCCAGTTATCAATAGGGCATCAGCAACTGCATCTGTAACTGCTGGTGTAATTACATCTATCAACATCACTGATGGTGGATTTGGTTACAGGGTTGGAAGTAGTCCACCTGTGATTGTAGAATCTGATAAAACTAAGAGAGAAGATATATTCTCTGTTGATGCGGAAGGTGATTTTGGTGACATTGTAGGAATAAATACATGGTTGCCAGGATCTGCAAATGTATTACCAAGATTGGCCTTTACTCTTAAGTCTCAGTTCAATGATAATACTAATTTGGGTTATGGGTATTCTTCTCTTAATCAACTCGGCGTAAACTTCTCTGGATTGACTAAAGGAGACTTCTTCACTATCTACGATAGTTCATTAGTTGTTGGTCATGCACTGACTGGTATAACCACATCTAGTGGTGCAAATGAAGTTGTTGGTATGGTCACTGCTGGTGATTACCTCGGTGGTGTATTTAAAGTTGAACAAGTAACAACAGGAGATGCAGTTTCTGGATTAGTTACAGTCACCTGTGCTTTCATGCCAGGACCTACTCCTTACGGTAATAATACAATTCAAGTTGGAGTTGGTACAACTGCAACTACTGATACCTTCTGGGGTAAATATAGTTGGGGTAAATTACTTGGATATCAGAATCGTGGTGCTGGTAATCCTACAAGTTTCCTCGTCAATCCTATGAACGGAAATGTCGGATTATCCACTGCTGCGGTGGTCTCCAGAAAGAAACCACTAACTTAACCACTAAATAAACCTAAAGACTAGTTTTTTTAAAATGCCTGCTATCATATCCGAACAGTTTAGGATTCTGAACGCTGAGACTTTTGTACAAAGTTTCGTTGGTGTCGGATCTACAGTAAATAAGTATTATGCTTTTATGGGACTTCCAAATTCCATAGAACCAAAGGCAGGCGGTACTGCCACATGGGCTACTAATACACCAGCACCGTTGGATGGATTTGAAGAAGAATATTCTATCAAAGAATCTATCATTGCGATGAAAAAGGTGACTGATAAAGATGTTCGCAGACTTGTCAGAAAAGTGTCATGGGTGGCGGGTACTACATATGAAATGTATAGACACGATTATAACATCTATAATCTAACACCTATTACTAGTCAAGGTAGTCTGTACGACGCGAATTATTATGTTGTTAATGAAGACCTGAAAGTTTACATTTGTCTACAAAATGGATCAGACCCAGAGAACCCAAAGGGTAGGCCATCATATGACCAACCCACATTTGTTGACCTTGAGCCAAGAGCAGCTGGCACTAGTGGCGATGGTTATGTTTGGAAATATCTTTACACAATTAAACCTAGTGAAATTGTTAAATTTGACTCTATTGAATACATACCAGTGCCCGAGAACTGGGGAAATCAAGGCGAGACTGTTGCAACTAAGGCGAACGCTATAGATGGAAAGATTGAAGTGGTTGTGGTTGATGATAGAGGTTCTAACTACCAACCAATCTCAACCTCATTTGCGAATGTTCCCATTCTGGGAGATGGGTCAGGAGGAAAGGCTACTATTACGATTGACTCTTTCGGAAAAGTATCTGAAGTATTTGTTACTGACGGAGGAGAAGGATACACTCATGGATCCATCCAGTTTTTCCCAGGCGCTCCAGGCAGTGAGTCTGGCGGAGTACTTGCTAACCTTACCAATACAGGTATCGGAACGACATCGGTAGCAAACTTTAGTGTTATCATCCCTCCTAAAGGTGGTCATGGACATGACATCTATAGGGAACTTGGTGCATACAGAGCACTACTCTATTCTAGATTTGAAACTCTAGAAACTAACCCTGATATCATTGAGGGTAATGATTTTGCAAGGGTTGGACTAATCAAAAATCCCACCGTATTTGGCAGTAGTACCGAATTACTGGACACTGCAATGGTGAGTGGATTGAAAGCTTTGAAACTTGGTGGTATTACCACTGCAACAACCTATGCTGTTGACTCTGAGATTACACAGACGGTTGGTGTTGGTTCTACTGCGATTGGATATGTTGCATCTTGGGATAAAGTTACTGGAGTGTTGAAGTATTATCAACCTATGGGTCTTGCTTCTAGTGAAACTGGATATAAGATTGTCCCATTTACTTCTGTTCCTGATGCAGGGTATGGTGTAACGATTAACGGATCATCAGTGAACGGTTCGTTGTTATCTATTGATACCAGTTATAACGGTGTCAGTACCTCAATAAATAATAAGACCTACCAATTAGGTATGAGTTTTACTTCTGGTATTTCATCAGCGGAATTCAATACCAAATCGGGTGAAATAATCTATATTGATAATCGAACTGCGATTCCTAGATCTGCAAGTCAGAAGGAAGACATCAAGATAGTACTGGAGTTCTAAAGACAAATGCCACAAAATACCAACTTAAACTCATCTCCATACTTTGATGACTTTAATGAGTTAAAAAATTATCAGAGGGTACTATTCAAGCCAGGTTTACCTGTACAGTCTAGGGAACTCACAACACTTCAATCTATTCTACAGAATCAGGTTGAAAAATTTGGTAAGCACTTCTTCAAGGAAGGTTCTGTTGTTATCCCAGGCCAGATTGCATACGATAACGAATACACTTGTGTTCAGATTGATGACAGTCACTTAGGTATTCCTGTTTCCGTCTACCTAGACAACTTGATAGGTAAAAAAATTAAGGGTGAAACTAGTGGTGTTACCGCTAAAGTAGAAACATATATTACAAACAGAACATCAGTAAAAGGAGCATATACTCTTTACATCAAGTACAACAGTTCCAGTGATACTGATTTCTCAAGAAAGACATTTGCAGATGGAGAAAATTTATTACTAGAAGAGGACATGAACTATTCTCTGTCTAGTATTAGACAGGGTGCTAGTTTCGCAACAACACTTATCTCAAATGCAGTTGCTACAGGTGCTGCAGCAAAGATTGCCCAAGGTGTCTATTTCATCAGAGGTTTCTTTGTTACTGTTGCTGACTCCACAGTAATTTTGGATCAGTATAACAACAAACCATCATACAGAATTGGTCTTCTAATCAAGGAAGAACTTGTAACTGCGTCTGCATCAGATAACGACTTGTACGATAATGCAAGAGGTTTCTCAAACTTTGCGGCGCCTGGTGCAGATAGATTCAAACTATCAACAACCTTAATCAAGAAGTCTCTCACAGATTTGAATGATGAGAACTTTGTAGAATTGATGAGAGTTGTAGATGGTGTTCTACAAAAATTCGTAAAACCTGGCGCTGATAACTATAACTTAATTCGTGATGAACTTGCAAGAAGAACATACGATGAATCTGGTCACTACTATGTAAAACCATTCCCTCTCGTAGCTAAGGAATGTCTTAATGACAGAACAGGAAATGACGGTGCATTTTATCCTAATCAATTAACTCAGCAGGGCAATGTTCCTAGTGAGGATTTGATGTGTTTATCCATCGGACCTGGCAAGGCATACGTTAAAGGATATGAGATTGAAACACTCAACACAACTACTGTTGATGTTCCAAAACCAAGAGACACTGCAAAGATTGTTAATGAGTCTTTACCGTTTAGTGTTGGTAGACAAATTGAAGTAAACAACGTTTATGGTTCTCCTCTACTTGGTATCAGCACAAGTTCTTATGTAAAACTATTCAACGAAAGAACCTCTACTGTTGGTACATCAAACGGTGAACAGATTGGTGTTGCTAGAGTCTATGATATGAAGTTGAAGAACGTTGGTTATGCCGACTCTTCTACAGTGTTTGAGACATCTCTGTATGACATTCAGACGTTCACATATCTACAATTAAACACTGGGACAACTGTACAGTGTCCAACCTATGTTACTGGTCAAAATAGTAACGCTACAGGATACGCATATACTTCTGCAAATAATTCAACACAATTAACTTTATATCAAGTTAACGGACAATTCCAAGTTGGTGAAGAATTATTCTTCAATGGTTTTACTTCAAATAGAAGTATTACTGAGGTAGAAGACTACGGTGTAGAGGATATTAAACAACTTGTTAGTAATGATCCTACAAACTACCCTTTCACAGCTGACCCTGTTCTAGGATTAGGTCATCTGATTGCTCCTATTGCAACACAGTTTACTGTTAGTGCAAACTCTGGTTCTGCATCTACAATCACATCTCCTAGTGCAAGTTTCGTAAACTCTGGTATTAAGACTGGAGATATCATTCAGTATAGTATTTCAGGCAACTCCGTTCCTACATTTAACAGAGTTACTAATACATCTGCTGTTGCTATCAGTCTTGAAGCTACTGTAGATGTTGAAAATGTATGTTCTGGTGCATTACCTACCTCTGCCGTATCTGCAAACGATCTGTTCAAGGTTACTTTAGAAGTTCAAAACAATTCACAAGCATTCTTGTTTAGTGAATTAACTAAACCTAATGTTGCATCTGTTGAATTGAACGGTGCAGATATCATATTCAAGAAATCCTACAACGTTACAGTTTCAAGTAATGCTTTTAGTGGAACTTTAGAAACTGATGCTGATTTGACTCTTGAACCATTTGATGAAGAGGATTACAACCTTACATTTAAGACATCTGGTACAGTTGAATCATTAACGGATCAAAAACTTACAGTCAGTGGTAGAACTGTAACCTTATCTGGTTTAGACACTGCTTCTGGTGCTGCTGTATTGACAGTTACTTGGAAGAAGGTAAATGTCAAACCAAAATCAAAAATATTCAAAAGAGCAACAACATATACTTTAAACAAGTCCTCGAAAACCCAGTCAGGCACTGGATTAATGAAGTTAAATGATGGACTTACTTATGACACAACATTTGGTAATAGAGTTCAAGATGATAGACTTTCTCTTGGAGTTTGTGATGTTGCAGAAGTTCTTGCTGTATTAGAATCTTCATCAACTGCTGATCCTCAGTTCCCAATCTTACAACTTACTAATCTAAACTCCAACATTCTTAATGCGGTAGTTGGTGAGAATATTGTTGGTAAAACATCTGGTGCATCTGCTGTATTTGTTGCTACCAATGGATCCAATGAAGTAAGTTTTGTATCTCAAAATGAAAATGCTTTTGAGATTGGTGAAGAGATCATTTTTGAAGAAACCAAAGTTGCTGGTACAGTTCAGACCTTTATTCCAGGCGACAGAGACATCAAGAATAACTATGAGTTTGATCCAGGCCAAAGATTGGATTATGTTGACTTCTCTGCACTTGTAAGAAAATCTGGTACAGAAGCACCTACTAGAAGAATCACTATCGTCTACAATAACTTTGTTATTGATGAAGCAGATCCAGGCGATTTTGTGACTATAAACTCTTATGAGAAAAAGTATTACAAAGGCACATTACCTTTTGTAGGAACGATTCCTATTTCTGACATCATTGACCTAAGACCTAGAGTTACATCTACTGTTGCTGGTAAAGCTCCTTGGGAATTTGAAGCAAGACAATTTACACCAGGCTCATCATCTTCTTCTCATGTTCTTGCCAAAGATAAATCATTCAACTTATCTTACGAATATTATCTTGGAAGAATTGACAAGTTATTCTTAAGTAAAGAGGGTATCTTCACCCTATCTCAAGGTGTTCCATCTGAGTTACCAAAACTTCCAAATACCATTGACAATGCTTTAGAAGTTGCAACTATTCAACTTCCTCCATATCTTTACGATCCAGCGGAAGCACAAATCACTATTGCTAGACACAAGCGATTCCGAATGAAGGATATCGCAAGTATCGAGAACAGAATCAAGAATATTGAATACTATACTTCACTTTCACTCCTTGAAGTTGAGACTACAAATATGTCTCTCCGTGATCCACAAACAAATCTTGATAGATTTAAGTCAGGATTCTTTGTTGATAACTTCAAATCTGTAACTGGTGGTGATGTAACTAACTCATCATATAAAGCATCTGTTGATGCGAAAGAGGGAAGATTAAGACCTCAACACTATACAACATCTATTGACCTACTACTTGGATCAGAGGCGATTGTTGGTGCTGCAACATCTTCTAATCCTACTGCTGACTACAGGTTTGTTGAGGATCTTGGTGATTCAAATGTCAAGAGAATTGGTGACGTTGTATGTTTGAATTACAACGATACCATTTACTTAGAAAATGAATTTGCAACTCGTATTGAGAACGTAAACCCATTCGCTGTTGTAAACTGGATTGGTCAGGTTGAATTAAATCCAGGCACTGATACATGGATTGAAACTAGAAGAACTGCTGCTACCTATGATATTGAAGGTAGTTTCAATTCCACAATGGGAATTACTGGTGCAGATAGTAACACTGGTCTTTCACCTGTTGATTGGGGTTCATGGGAAACTACTTGGACTGGATCAAGCACATTCACAAGTCCTTCTCTATTCAGTGAGACTAGAACAACTGTAACAGGAAGATCTACTAGAAGAGGTCATTTCCAAAGACATCGTGGTATTCCTATCACTACAACAACTAACTTTAGAGATAGAACTACAAACTTTAGAGAGCAGACAACTACAACTACTACAAATCAAACAAGACAGGGTATTCAGTTCCGTGTTGGTGAAAGATTTGATACTACAAGTCTTGGTGACAAGGTTGTAAACACAGAAGTGATTGCTACAATGCGATCCAGAAACATTGAGTTTATCTGTAGAAGACTTAAGCCAAACACAAGATTATATCCATTCTTCGATAGTATTGATATGTCGAAGTATGTTATACCTAAACTTATCGAAATTACAATGGTAAGTGGTACATTTGGTGCTGGTGAAGTTGTTGAGGGAAGTCGTCCTAATACTAATAATGATGCAATTAGGTTTAGACTTGCAAATCAGAATCACAAATATGGTCCTTACAATAATCCTAATCAGGTTTATAAACAGAATCCATATGACCCTGCTTCTAGTATTTCATCCACATACTCTTCTACCACAACATTATTAAATGTTGATACTGCATCCTTAGAACTTCAAGCTGCGTCTGGTTTCTACGGATACATCACTACTGGTATGAAGTTGATTGGACAATCTAGTGGTGCTATTGCAACTGTTACTGCAATCAGATTGATTACTGATAAGGCAGGAGCATTACTTGGATCACTGTTCTTACCTGATCCTACAGTCCCCTCTGCACCTTCATTTAACACTGGTACAAAGACATTTACATTATCTTCAAGTCCTACTAACTCTACTATCTCTGGATTCACAGATAGTTCTGGTGAAGCAAACTTCACATCATCTGGTACACTTCAAACTGTAGAGGCATCTACTCTCAGAATGAGAAATGCAGATGTTCAGAGAATACCTCAATCTGCTGATAGAACTCTTACTGATTCAAGTAGTAGACTTGTCGTTGACAATACTTTTGCTAACAGATCTACATCTCAGACTAGATGGGTTGACCCTCTTGCACAATCGTTTGAAGTTCCTGATGTTAATGGTGTATTCCTTACTAAGTGTGATGTTTACTTCCAAGCAAAGGATACAAACCAACTACCTGTTACCTTACAAGTAAGAACACTTCAAACTGGTTTACCTACTCAAGAGATCTTACCATTTGGTGAGTGTATTCTTGACCCTGATGAAGTTGTTATCTCTGATGATGGATCTAAAGCGACAACATTTACCTTCCCTGCACCTGTCTATTGTGAGGGTGGAGGAGAGTTTGCACTTGTTCTTCTTTCTGCATCTAATGAATACTATGTATTCATCTCTAGAATGGGTGAGGAGGATATAACTACGGTCAATGCTGCTGACTCTGAAAAAATTATCGTTTCTCAACAACCATTACTGGGTTCACTATTCAAATCACAGAACGGTGCTACATGGGATCCAAGTCAGTTGGAGGATCTTAAGTTTAATCTATACAGAGCAAACTTCACTGCAACTGCTGGTAGAGTCAACTTCTATAATCCAGATCTTGAAGTAGGAAACAGACAGATTGTTTCACTTGCTAATAACCCCATTGACATGCTTTCATACAATGCAGTGGTTGGTTTAGGTAAGAGTTTGACTGCATCAGAACAGGCTGGATTGACAGAAGGAACTACAATCTATCAACAGGCAAATCCAAACTTTAGTGCAAATCTAAACAAAGTTCTTGGTGCAATCGGTGTTGGTAGTGATCTAACAATCACTAATGGTGGTAGTGGTTTCTCTGCAACATCTGTTGTTTACTCTGGTGTACCTCTTATTTCACAATTTGGTAAGGGAACTGGTGCAACTGTCAACTTAACTGTTGATAATAGAGTTGCCGTTGCTGCAACAGTGGCAATCGGTGGAACAGGATACTCAGCTGGTGATGTTCTTACTGTGTCTGCTACAAATACTGGCGGATTCGGAAAAGACTTGAGACTAACAATTCCAAATAACGTTGGTGTTATTAGTGCGTTCAATACTTTAGTTCTTGACAACATTCAAGGTGTACCTAAAGTTGACTCCTCATCTGCTATCGTATATGTTGGTGGTGGCGGAACCAGTGTTGTAAATGGTGGTTCTATTCAGTACCTACAAAATGTAACTGATGGATTGCACTTCCGTGTTAGACATTCTAATCATGGTATGTACTCTCAAGAAGATAGTGTAGTCTTGAGTGGTGTTGAAGCAGATGTAAAACCAGAGAAATTGACATCTACAGTTGATTCTTCAAGTACAGAAGATATGACTGTTACTGCTATTGGAATCTTCACATCATTTGAGAATGTTGAAGTTAACAGTTCTAACCCAGGCTATGTTAAAATCGGAAACGAGATTATCAAATACACTGGTGTAACAACTACAACCTCGACTCTTAATAACATCACTAGATCTGTTGATGATACTAAGGCTGGTGACTACAATGTCAATGACAAGATTTATAAGTATGAGTTGAATGGTGTTTCTCTCAGAAGAATCAACACATCTCATAGTTTCATTCCTACTAACAATACTACCTATCCTATTGACGTTGATCATTACTGGATCAAGGTTGGTGTTTCAAGTAGAGGTGTAGACAGAGCAACTGGAAATGCGAATGGATTCCCAGAACTATTCTTCAGAGAGAATAAGTCTGGTGGTAGTTATGATCAACAGTATGTACAGGTCAGTAACTCTTATGGACCTATGGCAACTCAGAACATTGCGTTCAATATTGTCAGACCTAATGTTGCAACTCTCTTACCAGAGGGAACTGACATCAGCGCTAAGGTCAGAACATTCTCAGGAAATAGTCCTGATGGTAACTTGAAATCATTTGTGGATCAAGGTTATGAGTCAGTATCACTACAGAGTAATAACGTCTTATCTACTCCAAGAATCGTTGCTTCTAAAGTAAACGAACTTGCAAAACTTACTGATTTCCCAGGCAGAAAGTCATTTACACTACAAACAAATCTAACTACAGATGATCCTAAAGTGAGTCCTATGATTGACTTGGATAGAGTCAACATGATCACAATTATGGATAGACTCAACTCTAAGATTAGTGATTATGCAACTGACAGAAGAGTTAATTCAATCGATAATGATCCTAGTGCCGCAGTTTACTTATCTAAGGTTGTGAATCTTGAGAAGTCTGCTGATGGATTGAAGGTTATGTTTGATGCGTACAGACATTCAACAAATGACATCAGAGTTCTATACAGAATATTCAGAATAGATGCTCCACCTCAGTATCAGTTATTTGAACTATTCCCAGGCTTTGAAAACTTAGATTCCAACGGAAATGTGATAGATCAGTCAAAAAATAACGGTAAACCTGATAGAAGAATCCTCGCATCTCAGACAGAAGATGACTATAAAGAGTATGAATTCAACGTGAAGAATCTTCCACAGTTCAATGGATTCCAAATCAAGATTGTAATGTCAGGAACTAACTTCGCTTATGTTCCTAAGATTCGTGATCTAAGAACTATTGCATCTATCTAATGAAAAAAGTGAAAGTTAAAGACAGCAACTCTCTTTATAGAGATGAAGAGAGTGGTGCAATTCTTAATTGTAATGATGCTGCATACAATAACTACCTCAAATTGAAAGAGAAAAAGTTACAAGAAGCAGCAGAAATGGATAAACTAAAAGATGATGTTGATGAACTTAAGGATATGATGAAACTAATTTTAAGCAAATTAGATAAATAACTAAAACCTCCCTTTGACAGATGACAGCAAGGAACATCAACTTAGTTTTAGATCAAGGTGTAGATTTTGAAGCAACCTTCACTGTAAGGAATGAAAATGCTTCTGCTCTAAATCTAACAGGTTATACTGGATCTGCTCAACTAAGGAAGCACCCTGAGGCATCTAAGTCCACTCCTTTTGTGGTATCTTTTCCCAATAGAGTGAATGGACAGATCAAAGTTGCAATGGCATCCACTGTCACTGCTGTAATAGAAGGAGGAAGATATGTGTATGATCTAGTTCTAGAATCGCCCAATGCGTATAAGACTAGACCAATACAAGGAAATCTTCTTGTAATTCCAGGCGTAACACGATAATGGCAGATTACTTAGTCACTCTCAACGAACCTGGCAGTTATAATGTCGGTGTAGACTATGAGATTCCCTCAAAGTCGATCCAATATGGTAATATCATTATTGGAAAAACACCAGTGCAAGATGGTACTGAAACTACATTTAACCTAAATGATCAAGGGGCACCATATACTCCTAACAATAATCAACAACTTATTGTTACTAAAAATGGTCTTTTCCTAGATCCATCGAATGATTATAATATTTCTGGAGATCAAGTTGTATTTACAACTCCTCCAGCAGCAAATGATGACATAGTAATCATTGCTCTTGCTGCAGCTGCTGATTTAACACGAACTGTAAACTATGTTATTGACAGCGGCAGTCTTCCAATGCAGCCTGGTGATAAAGGTAAAGTCACAATAGATGTTACTGGAATCATCGAAAATATCAGAGTCTTATCCGATCAGACTGGTGATATTGTTCTAGAAATAGAAAAATGCACTTTCGCAAATTATCCGAATTTTACTAGTATTACTGGTGGCGCGAGAGTTCAATTAACCAATTCGGATAAATACTTTGATGATGTCCTAAATAATTGGACGACTACTATTGGAGCAGGGGATATTCTCCGTTTCACTGTAGTAAGCGTGAATAATATTAGAAGGTTACTAATCTCTCTAAAATTAAAATTATAAATAAGTATAGTTCTTAACGTTCTAAGACCCTAGAGGTAGTTTTCAATGGCATTACTCGTTCCTAATATTGGTGAAATTGAGTCGCTGCGTTATCTGATTGCTCAGAATAACTTTGTCGCAGATTTAGAAGATACATCACCGCGAAATCTTGTATTAAAACTTTTTACAAGTAACACGACCCCTGCTGAGGGCGATGTTCCGTCTGCAACTGCGTACTTTGAACCCTACATTGACGGAAACGTTAACGGTTACGGTACTACTGCAAATACTGGTTATCCTGTTTGTGTAAACAACAGAGGAGATCAGGATTATAACCAGCAGTATGGTATCCTGTTGAACGGATCTAGATGGGTGATCAAGAACGTTGGTAGTGGTACAACTGCTACATATCCAGAACAAACATTTACTTTCACTGGACCTGCTGGTAACATCTACGGTTACTACGTTACTAGAGCAAATAACATGCCTGTTGCAGTACAGGGTGTTGTTCATGGTGCTGGTGTTGGTATTGGAACCACTGTTACTAAGGGTAATAACACAGACCCAACTATCGGTGTTGTCGGTAACTCTTACCTCACAATCGACCCACAAGTTAGTATTGACGACTTAACATTAGGACAGTTCGTTGCTGGTAACGCTGGTATCGCAACTGGTACTAAGATTATCGGTATTGACAGGGCTTACAGAACGATCTACCTAGACAAACCTCTGGTTGATAACATACAGGTTGCAACTGACCCATCAGTTACATTCAGTTTCGGTAAGATTACGTTTGCTAACCACGGACTTAGATCAGGTGATATCCTCTATGTTAACGCTGGTACTGGTAACACAACTCTTGAGTCTAATGTTTACACCGTATTCGATGTTCCTAATGCAGATGAGTTCGTAACAACTCCTTCATTAAGTGCCACATCAAACGGTAACTTAGGATTAAACACTGCGACTCTCTACAGTTCAATTATGTACGCTGAGAGATTCACAAACGGTCCTTACAACATCCAGAACAACGGAGACCAAATCAAGATTACTCTAAACGTCGCACTCGACTAATAGAAACACTAAATATCAATATGTGGACTCTGCTTTATAATTAAGGCAGGGTCTTTTTATTTCGGGGGAAACCTTTGACAGTATTTGTCTACGACAATACGAAGATAGATCAATTCACTACGTTCCAAGGCGGTGACATTACCGTAGCGTCAGTGGAGAATATTGACTATGGCGACATAAATCAACATGTAGAACCCGAAAGAGACGAGAATTTTTTCTTTGTAAACGACTGGGGACTTATCACTGCTACAGCAGATGTACTCCCATTCGGCCCAATAGAAGTAGTAGATGGAAGAGACGAGTTTGGTAGATCTAGAGCTCAGTGGATTCCAGAGAACGCAAATACTGTACTGTTTGATATAAATGACTCTGCATTAGAGTCAGCAGTAACACCTTGGGTGGGTACTGGTACAATTCATGAATTTGGTAACGGTCTCGAAAGAGTCGTCATACCAGATCTCGGAGCGGCAGGAGCTGTCATCTTCATCCCATCTGGGACAGCAGAAGAATCTATATCTAGAGGAAATTATATCGGTGCTGGTGCGATTGCCAAGTCAGGGCTGTCTGCAACCGACCTAGACCAAGTTTATCCGTATAATGGTAGTGGCTCTGTATCCATAACTGGAACTCAACAGACTCCATACAACGAAGCCTACTTACCAATTATCAAGAACGCCTTTAGGGCGAAGGGTGGAGATACCAGACTATTTGACGTTGAGAAAGTCATATACAACTACGCCAGATCTGAGTCTGACGTATTCGAGAAAGAAGATAACGGCACAATTACAGTTAGAGAAGGTGCATCCTTCGATAATCTCAATGTCACATTTGACGAGATTATCACAGATCCTCTTGCGAAGGAGAGATCATTCTCTGACGAAGATCAGGTAGAATTTGAGAGTTACGGAAATATACTTTCTACACCTACATCTGCTGAAGATTACGGTGTAATACCACAGAAATTACAAGGCGGAATATTCTTCGACGAATATCAGGCAACCACTGTTGGTGGCGAAGATGCTATCATTAGAGGATATCACGGTTCTGGTACATTCAAGAAAGAGGGTGTTGCAGATGCAGATCGTTTCTTTGCATACTCTGGATCTGGTACAGCAACATTCTCTGGAGAGAACTTCTTCAGTCAGGCACCACAAAGTACATTCTTCGGTCTTGAGGGTGAGGTTGCCATATCTGGTAGTGCAGATGAGGCATTTGTCCCTGCAACTGTCGATAATACAGTTCTCTTCGATATATCTGGAACTGGTGCTGACAGTAGAGTCCTACTTCCTGATACTAAAAAGGCTCTTGTTAGACTTACTGGTTCTGTATCTGGTATCGCTATCGTTACTGGTAGTGGAGATAAATCCAATACAGTTCTCTTCAATACTTCTGGTGCGGCAACAGATGTTGTACTTGTCAAGGATTACGAGAATACAAATCTATTCAATTTCTCTGGAGGGATGCAACAGGGTATACCTGTTTACACTCCTTCTTGGATATCACCTCTTGGAGATCAAAAAACAGAAGAATACGATTGGGGTCTTATCACTGCTACTCCAACTCAGCAGTCAGAAGATTGGGGACCAATCAATACAAACGACGAGACAATACCGAAGGAAGCAGAGAACTGGGGATTCTTACTTCCAGACTTCAACTACGTTCAGATCGGTGGTCAGCATTATCCAAACAGAGAACTTACATTCTCTACTGGAGATTCAAGTCTCATTGTACAGACAGATGGAACTACAGAGACCGCAACCTTCCTACTTTCAGAAGATCTCGACGTTGCAGCTGCAATCGATTACGAGTCCTCTGGAAAATCTGGTATTGCTACACACAATGCTGGTATATTCATATCTGGAGAACTATGGTTATCACAGGCTCCACAACACACAGTATTCGGTGAAGAAGGACAATTCAGTATTCTCGGTACTGGTAATGAGTCTATTACACCATTCATACCAGAAGGATCTGGTTCACTCTTCACTATTGGTGGTGCTGCAGAATCCAGCACCAAGGCATACTTGGTTGGAGATTACCAGTTCATCTCTGGAGAGGCAAGTGTCAACTTCGCTCCACATATCACTGGTGTTGGTACTGGAACGTTCAGTCAAGGAAGAGAACCTTATCAGACATATGCTCGTAAGATCAACATTCCTGATGATGAGTTTGGTGGAACCATTTCTCTTACTGGTAATACCATCTTTGAGAAGAACACAGATTCTTACAACAGGTCTTCCATACTATTCGGTACAGAAAACGAAGACTATGGACTTATCAGTGTCGAAGATGTTGGTCGTGGATTCTCACTTACAAATGTTGGAATCGGAATTACATCCGTTGAATCTCTCGATGCTGGAGATATTACCTTTGACAATTCACAATCAACTGGTCTTACATATGACGAGGCAGTTGGTGGTCCTGGCGTTCTTCCAACGTTCGATAAGAACCAACAATATAATCTCGGATTTGATTCCAATGTTGTTTCTGAGGATCGTGGTATTCTCGGAATCAGTTCTGTTGGTGGTCGTCCTTACACCAGACTATATCCTTCCGATACTGGATTCGATCAACAGGAAATCAACAAAGGGTACGAAGATTCTGGATTCATCACAGACCCAGCACCAAGGGAATCTCAGTTCCCATTCGGAAAGATTGTATTCCCAACAATCCCTGCCAAGTTTACTCAGTTCATCCCAAGTTGGATTGGTTCTGGTTCACTTATCGTATCTGGTACTGGAGTCGAGAGAGTTGCAGTTGCAAGTAGCACAACATCTCTATTCGACTTTGTTAGTGGTGCAGATGAAAGATTCATCGTTGATACTCAAGAAGGAACAGTTCTATTCGATATCTCTGGTGATGGTGATACAAGTAGAGCAAGAGACTTTGTTGGATCTGGAAATATTACCCTTCAACAAACTCAAGCGGTTGGGTTTACAACTTACAGAAGGATACTCAATCCACCCGCTTCTGGTATTACTACATTCTCTGGAGCAGCCATCGAGGCATCCAGTTTCGATCCACCAGAAGGAACTTACCTACACATTGTTGGTGGCGGATACACAGAACTCAGTGCAACCTTTGCTACTCAATCCGATAAGGCAACCTTACGTCTGGTTGGAGAACTTACACATCCACAAATCGACTTCACACCTCACTATGGTATCGAAAGGAACATTGGTATCGAAACAGGTATGTTCCTCTTGCCTGGTGGTGGAGAGGACAGAGAGACAGGTATTGTTACTACAAGGTTCTTACCAAGATATCCTGGCTCTGGTATTATCAGTCTCAACGGTAAGGCAATCGGTCGTACTAACGCTCCTATTCTTACTGACGGTACAATCTACATTCTCGGTATTGGTACTGAGGCCAATGGTGAAATTGGTGAAGATGGAATTGGCGATCTTAACGGTGTTGAGTTTGGTGCAAAAGAAAGATTTGTCCCTGCAACCGAATTTGGTGCTGGATCTCTCCTATTCGACTTCCAGACAACTGGAGCAGATGCAAGACCAGTTTCTGTCTTTGGTTACTATGGAGACGACAAAGATCCAGGCACATCTGGTCAAATCACTATCCGTCAGGAAGGTGGTATTCTCACAATCGAGAAAACCTCTGTCCCAGAAGTCGGCAGTGGTACATTTACTTATCACGGTGCTGGTCAAGACGAAGCAACATCATCTGTCGAAGTTGGATCTGGTTCTCTGTTCGCAGTTGGTGGTATTGCAGAGGCAACTGCTGCTGCAGAACTTGTCGCTGGAACTTCTATATTCAATGGAACGGCAGAAGAATCCTTCTCCGCTCAGACTCCAGAAGATACTGCAACAATTACACTATCTGGAGATGCTGGTGCCTTCCGTCAACGCCAGTTCGAGGGATCTGGAACTCTCACACTCAGCAACGATCAAAAAGTCGTTACTGGTATCATACTTTCTCCAACAGGTTCTGGTTCGCTATTTGCAGCTGGTGGTGCTGCAGAATCTATTGTTGTACCATCTGCTGCAAGGGCAATCCTTACAGATATTACAGGTGCTGCAGAAACAAGATACTTCCAAGTATTCCAAGACTTTGTTCCATCTGGTACACTCACACTATCTGGAGAACTTACACATCCAGATATCGATTACACTCCAGCTTACACTGGTGTTGGCATCGCTACCTTCTCTGGAAGTGCAAGAGAACAAGGATTCTTCAGAGAAATTGGTGTTGGTATCGCTACATTCTCTGGTGCATCAGTTGTCAGATTTACAGCGGACGATCTGGAAGGAACAGTCCTCTTCGATCTCAAGGGAGCATCTGCACTTACAGAACTCAATCAAGTTTACGGATACTATGGAGACGACAGAGATCCAGGCACATCTGGTATCACTACAATCTCTGGTGTTGGTATTACAAAACCAGTACAAGTATTTGGGTACTACGGAGACGACAGAGATCCAGGCACATCTGGAACATTTACATTCTCCAATACACCTCTCGTACATCCATTTGTCGATTTCACACCTTCGATTGGTATTGGTGTTGCAGTTCTTTACCAGACAAGTGGAACAGCTGTCGAATCCTTTACCTTCGCCAACTACAAGACTCAAGGAAGATTCAAAGGCCTTGCAGGAGCTAAGGAATCTCAAGCTCGTGCAACTTACGTTGGAATTGGTCAAGTTAACACCTTCGGTAATGCTGAAACAGAGTATGCGGTCATCGAAGAAGGTAGAACTTTCGTTGTCATAATCTAAATCCTATAAATAAATGGAGAAGCATAACTATTGGACATCTGATTCATGACCAAGCAGGTTCAATTTAGAAAAGGAACGACAGCTGAACACTTTAACTTTACTGGAGCTCTGGCAGAGATAACAGTAGATACTGACAAGAATACCGCTGTTGTACACGATGGGTCTACCCCAGGCGGATTTGAGCTTGCAAGGGCAAGATGGACGTTTGTATCTGGAAATTATCCATTAAGTACAAACCAAAAATACACTGTTGATTCGCAGAATAGTCCCTCTGGATTCGATCTCGCCATGCCAATCCCTCGTGCGGTTGGTGACTGGGTATGGATCGAAGATTTTGCTAATTTCTTTAGCATACATCCTATTAACGTTACATCACAATACAGTTTTGAAAACGGACATTTAGTTAGAGAATCTTCACCTTTTATCATGGACGTTTCGGGTGCGTCAGTGACTTTTATTTGGAATGGTTCCCTTTGGAAAGTATTCAACAATAGGGCAAGTTAACAATGGCACTTACGCTAAGTAATTCTATTTCTGGACAGTTTGACCCCTCCGAATCGTCGGGTTTTTTCGTGTATGCACTCAGAAGAGATGCAGAAGGCATGTTGCTGTTCTCCAAAGTTAGTGCGGCTTCAACAGAATTAGGAGAATTCTATCGTAACGATGGAACTGCTATACCAGAATTCGGTGATGGTTTAGATTATGGTACTTACGATGTTGGTGTTGGTAAAACATCAATCATTCGTAGTGATATCGCTACTGAAAAAAAATTCGTAGATGATCCGAATGATAAATACCAACAGATTCGCTTTGATCGAAGAAACTTATACTATTACATAGACGATGATGGCTTTTTCGTTATAAGATTTAATGGTCCTGACTATGCTTATAACAGCATCGGACCTAAGTAAAAATCCCAAACCCTCAGATAATTACACGGAGAAAAAATGGCTGAGTTTAGACTTGGAAGAGTAAAATTCAACTGGACAGGTGACTGGACAACATCCAAAGCCTATTTGATTGACGATATCGCCAAGTTTGGTGGTAACACTTATGTGGCAATCGAAAACCACACGTCAACAGCAAGCGTCAGTGACTTTTACGCCAACGACCTTTCCAAATGGAAC